TTTTAGCTTCAGCGATTAAACCAGCGTAAAATTCTTTAGTTCTTTGTATTTCTAGTTGTTTTTTCTGTTCGTCAGTAACAGCGCTTGCGTCTTGTACTGAGGTTTCCATTTCTTTTTTCTTTTCGCCGTAATCAGTAAAAGCGCTTAAAAGATCCTCATAATGTTTATCTGATAAGCTTTTTAGCTTTTCGCCTTTCGATTTTTCTAATTGTTCAACAATACTAGCGTTATTTTTATTTAATTTTATTAACCTATCATAATGCTCTTTTGTCTTTTTATATTCGTGTTCAAATCTTTTTTGATCTGTGGTTAATAAAGCTTGTGTCGTTTCTTCTTTTAATTTTAATGCTGCTGCTGCTCGATCTTCAGCTCCAGTATCAATCGGAGCATCACCGCCACCGCCTGTATCTAAATCAGGCGAATCAATATCTAATGACGCTTGTTCTTTTTTGAGCTCAATAATTTCTTTTAACAGATCAATTTCTTCTTTAGCTTTTTTATTTTTTGATTTTAATGTGCCTGTTTTAACTCGATCGCCATTAATATCATTTAAAATGTGTTTACGTCTTGTAAAAGCTAATTTGTTGTTTTCTTCTAATATTTTATTATTCCCTTCATAAGTTGCTGTAAGATTTTTTAATTTTTCTTCAGCTTCGTCTAATGATAATTTTTTAAATTCTTCATTTAATTTTTCCATCTGTGCGGCCCTTCTTGCTTTTCCAAGCTTGAATAAAGCTGCTGCTGCTCCCAATATTATTGATGCAAACAAAATAGCCGGGTTTGCTCTCATTGCTAAATTTAAAGCCAATATGCCTTTTCTAGCGTTTTTTATTTTAGGTAAAAATTTTGTAAAAACTCCTATTGCGCCCGAAAACCCTGTAACAATAGATCCGACGCTTGTAATCAATGTACCGAACACTACTAACAGTGGAGGTAATGCTGCTGCTATTGCTGTAGCTATCACAAGAAAACGTTTAGTTTCCGGCGAAAGCTCTTTAAATTTAGCAGTCATTTCTTTTATGAACTCAATCAATTTAGGTATGTTTTCTGACAAGTTAAAAGCTGTAGCAATCTCTTGCCCAAGTTCGGCAAAAGCTATGTTTAAATTGTCTTTAAGTGTAGAAAATAAGCCGTTTAAAGTACCGCTTAAAGTGTCCATTCCTTTATGAAATTTACCGCCTTCACCTGTAGCTTTTTTAAATGCTGCCTGTAAAACATCAAAAGTAATTTTTCCTTCACTAGCAAGCGCACGAACCTCAGAAGCACTTTTACCTGTTACATCAGCTAACAAATCGTACATTGGTACGCCGTTATTGATAAACTGTAAAATGTCTCTTGTCATTACTCGGCCCTCTGCTGCTGATTGTCCGAAAGCTACAGCAATACGCTGTAAATCTCCACCAGCAACTGCGGCAATATCACCAAGTTGTTGTAAGGATCCGTATGCTTGATCAGCAGATAAACCAAATCCCATCATTGTATTATTTGCCTTTACTAGATCGTCTAATTGAAACGGTGTTTTAGCTGAAAATTGTACTAATCTTTCAAAAGCTTTTCCGCCAGCTTCGGCTGACCCGGTTAAAACGTTTAGCGTTGTTCTAAGCTTCTCAAATTTAGCGGCTGACCTAAGCGCAACCCCGCCCGCAAAAGTTAAAGGGGCCGTAAGTTTCATGCTTAATTTCTTGCCTACGCCCGTGACTTTGTCGCCAAATTTTTTAATTTTTGATCCGGCTGTATTTAAACCGGCTTCAAGTTTTTTTATGTCGGTTCCAAATACAACAATGATTTCTTCTTTAGCCATAGAAATTATTTTTTACAAATTTACTAAATATTAATCTAGTGGTTTCCACTGTACATTATTAGTACGTTTTTTAAATGCTTCGTATTCCTCAGGTGTTGATTTTGCTTTACCAATCTCTAAATATACGTCCTGTGGTAATGAAAATAATTTTTCCGGTTTAATCATCTGTGATCTTTTTTGACAATTAACGTTAAATATCATTGTTGATAAATAGCGCACCCGTTCCCATTCTAAATTTTGTTTAATAAGGTATGATTCACCCATTAGATGATTTTCCTTCCACGTCTGTTGCCAAAAATCCTTAGGGTGTACGCCAACTTGACCAACGTAAAAATCAAGCAAAGAATCCCAATCAAGCTGGCTGTTTACTTTCCCTTTTTAGTAGTTTTTTTAACGTTTCTACTCAAACCAGCATTTAGATCGTTTCCTAAAATTCTTGATTCCATCATAGTATTTATGATTTGCTCAAGTTGTTGTGAGTCAAAATCTTCAAGCCACATACCTACTTTAAATTCATTGTAATCAATAATATTGCCTTGTTCTTGATCGTGTGCTAGTAAACCCGAGTAAATCAAAGATCTAATATGTGATAGTGTAATTCCGTCTGTAAAAACGTTTGCTAGATCTTCAAGCGATATACCAAGTTGATCAGTAAAATTCGCCCAAAAATTCATTGAGAAATGTAGTGTTCTTTGTTTACCACCCATTTCAACAGTGTAGTAACCTCTTTTCTTGTTTGCCATTATATATAAAATTAAGGCACAAGAACGAACCTGTGCCTGGTTATTTTACTTTTTTTAATCTTAATTTGCAGCTTTAGCAATGGCTCCAGTCACAGTGATAGATCCACTGTAAGAAACTGGCGATTCCATTTCTGCGCTCATTTCAACTGAATTTAAGAAACCTGCCCCAGAGTAAACATCGTCACCTGATACACTTGTTCCAAATTCCCAATACACTTTTGTTCTTGCCAAAAGATAATCAGATGCCTCAATCGCATTATTAGAATCATCATAAGCCACTAAACCTTCAAAGGAAAGTTCACCTGTTCTTGTTCCAGCAATTACTTCATTGTAACCGCTTGAATCTTTAGTTGTAGCATCTGGTAAATCAGCAGACAAGCTTAAACTTGCGCTTGTTGAATGACCAACAGCAACTTCGGATCCGTCAGTTGAGTGAAACTTTAAAATTAAATTTGTTCCGTTAAATACTCCAGTTGTAGGCATAATTATAATTTTTAAATTTTATGTAAATATACAAATAAATTATTTATACATTATTCCAGTCGTCTGATATATCCTCCCAAAATTGAAAAATGTTTTCCCAGTTTTTATCGGTCCCGGCTGTAACCGTACCGGTTAGTGTAATATCAACATTAAACTCTGTTACAGATTCGTGTTCACTGACTTCGTCTACACTGGTAATAAAACCTTCACCCCTACATATTAGCTCGGGATTATCTGTTTGTTTGAAATAAAAAACAACCTTAGATCTACCAATTACGTAATCAGCAAACTGTTCAAAATTTAAACTATCATTGTAAGCCGTTAATCCTGATGCCGTCATTTTACCGCCTCTCACACAGGCAATAAACTCTTTCCAACCCAAACTATCTTTTGTAGTTGATTCGGGCAAATCAAGATCTAAGCTAAAAGTTGTTTCAGTACTGTGACCAATAATAACTTCGTCTTTTAATAGTAAAAAACTTGACGAATTTATTACAGGCATTTTATTCGTCTAAAGGAGTGATTTCACCAGTATCAATATTTAAAGAACCTTTGCCGTGTTTTTCTTCAATCTCTTTCATTAACTCTTGTTGATCTTTAGATGCTTCATCGAAAGCGTCAACAAGCTTGTCAATACCTTTGTATGCAATTACTCGCAAACCAATCTCAGTTGCAATTTGATTTGGTTTTGCTATCGATTCCCTTAATTCTTTTAATTCTTTTTCTTCTAGTTTGCTCATTTTTTTAAAATTTATTTATACAAATTTAGTAATTTTTTAACAACTTCCAGTTGCAATTATTAATCCATTGTTTCCAACTTGCATCCAATAACCACTTGGTGATCCCCCAGTTGTATATATAGCATAGTAACCAGATGCTGCTACTGTTGTTCCAGTTTGTGTTGTATATGCTGTATATATATTTAAAGAACTTGGCACTAAATTATTTGCATCATCATGATAATATGTGTCAAAAGGAATTGCTAAAGAACAAGCACTGCTACTTGATGAACTATTATAATTATACATAAATGCAGTTCTAGGAGGGTTTTGATCGTATAAACTAAATTCAGACATTTGTAATGGGTTTTCACCATCCGGTCGGTTAGTAATTGGATTTGCTAATGCAACTGCTGGATAGCTTCGACCTGATCCACTTGAATTGCCACCAGTTAATCTTTGTATGTCCGACATATATATTGGAGGTGCTATATAAAAATTTGATGTATAACCAGCTCCAGTTCTTTCCCTAGCTGTTTTAAGCATTGATATTTCATCATTTGCAATATTTGGACAAGCCATAATTATTCTTTTGGATCATTCCAAGGCAAATTAATTGGAATATTCGTTGGGTGTTTTTGATCATTAATTTGTTGTAAAATACTTGGTTTTAAATCTTCAACATTATAGTCGCCAATAACCCAACTTAAAACTTCGCTTTCAGTCAATTCATTTAATGGTTTAAAATTATCAGGATCGGGTGCTTCTAGTTTTTTATTTAAACTATAATATCCAACCCAATAATTTAATTTTGGATCATCAGGATTTTCTATTGGCTCAGTTCCAACATAACTAAAACCAACATAAGTAACAACATTTTGTAAATCATCAAGTATAGGATCCTCATTCATGCTATCTACTTGCCATTTATAAGTAATTTCTGCCATTTTATTTATTTTTTAAATTATTAATTTCTTTTTGTAAAGATACAATTTGTTTTTGTTGCTCTTTTATCGCTTCAACCAATACTGCTGTAATATTGCCGTAATTAACACCCAAATATTTTTCATTATCACTTACAACCTCTGGCAATACTTTTTTAACATCTTGAGCTATAAAACCAATTTTATTGGATTTATCATCAATATCTATTCTATTATAACTAACACCTTTTAATTCTGTAACCTTTTTAAGTGCATTTTTAATTGGCTTAATATTTTCTTTTAATCTTTTATCTGAAAAAGCAATTACATCACCATTGGCTGTAATACTACCAGTAGCTAAAACATTGCCACTAACAGTCATTTTACCTGTGTAATCAATCTCTAATCTTTCAACTGGTATATTATTGCCGCCTCCAGTAACACCAGAACCAGATTTAACCCCTACAACAAAACTTGACCTTTCAGAGCCAGGAAAATCTTTCATTTTTGCACCAACCCATACATGAGGTGCTATATCATAACTTGTGTTGTTACCATAATTTAATAAACCATTCCAAGTGATTCCACCATAAAAATTCCCAACAGTAGCAGTTCTAGTTGATTTTGGTCCTAATTGAACAGCAACACTTCCCCTGCCCATATCATTATTACCAGTCGAGTTATTACAAACTCTTAGTGGTCCATCATTTACTGTTGATGAGGTTGCTGTACCTGGTCCAACATTCAAAGCATTATTATTTAAAATAGCTCTATCATTCCCACCAGTTCTAAATGTGAATGTATCTTCTGTAAATCTTAAATATGTATTTGTGTCACCTAAATGATATATATAGTCAGCAACATAAATACTGTCTTGCACTTGTATATTATTAGCAAATATAGCTTCACCATCATTTCTTAATCTTAATGCTGTAATTCCATTTGTTGCTACATAACCAGGTGAGCTTGTTGACCTAGCAACATTAAAATACATTCCATTAGTTATAGTTGATGATGTACCAATAACACATTTACCATCACCAGCAGTCAATGTTAATCTTTGCTCAGCACCTTGATTTGATGCGGCAACAGTTTCTGTTATTACTAAACAAGAAACATCTGATTGTGCTATTGTAAACGTATCGTAGGAATTCCTTACAAAGTTGTTGCCATGTACAACACTACCGATATTTCGTGCTGAGCTATAAGGTTTTTCAACCCTAATAGCTTCGGTTTCTGATTGTGTACTGTTTATCTTAAAACGATAACTTCCAGCATCGCAGTTTATTCCAACACCCCCACTACTATTTATTAAAAATCTATCATCACCAGCTGTATTATCATAAATAACAAATTGATGTGAATTTGCAATTACACCATTACCAAATGTCCAACCAGTTGTTCCAGCCGCATTAGTTATTCCAAAATGTCTGCTATCAGTTGAGCTAGTATTTAAAAGATTTACATTACCATTAGATTTAATTCTTAAACGTTCTGTATTAGTAGTATTAATAACAACATCCCTAGCATCAACAGTACCTAAACTTAATTTTTGACCTTGTGTTGTATTATCATATAATTCAAAAAATGCTTTGTTAGAGCCACCAGCGGCTAATCTAATACCACCAAAAGAATTTGTAGGTACGTTTATACCTATGTATGCTTCACCACTAGAATTTATATATAATTTAGTTCTCGAATCGGTTGGGTTGCCACCACCAGCACCATCTTGAATGTGAAATTTAGTTAATGGTGTGTTAATTCCCAATCCAAGTTTTGCATTGTCTAAAGTTATTGATTGACCATTTAACCAATCAGTACCACCAGAATTAGCTTGTTGAAATATTACTTTGTTAGGCAACATTATTTCATTTACGTTACCACTAAAAGCACCACCAGCAACAGAGCCAGGATCAATAAATAAAGCAATATGATTAGTTTCTTGACCAATTTGTAAACCATAATAGCCAGGATAACCCATAGCTCGGCTACGAATTAAATTTTGTTGTGATGAATTTGCAACAGCATAACCTTTTAACCAAGCGTTTACATTTAAAGTAACAGTTCCAGCAGTACCAGTTGAATTGTTACCACCAAATAAAGTCAAAGCAGTTTCGCCACCAGGTTGCAAATAAATTCTGTTTAAATCATTTGGCGAATCATAACCAGTTGTTATGTATAATTGATTATCACCAGATTGGTCATATTTTATACTAGCATATTGAGTACCACCATCATTATGCTCAAATAATATTTCAGCACCACCACCAGCTGTTTGTTTTTTTACTAATATTTGTGGGTTTGAACTAGAGTTAACAACTAATTTTGCCGCTGATGGGTCGGTAATTCCAATACCAACTCGACCAGTATTTGTAAAAGTTACAAATTGTCCAGCTCCAGCAGTTTTAAAACTAAAACCACCTCTTGTTGGATGTGTTGAATTTACAGCAGCATTCGTTTCAAAATCTATTCTACCATATCCATTAACAGCATCAGTTGAATTTTCGGTATGTAGTAATTTAGAATGTATATCTTGTACCCATATATTTAATTTATCACCAGCACCATTCCCAATTAAACTAATACCTCCTAAACTACCATTAAGTAAAGAATTTAAAGATAATAAAGTTGATGGATTATCTGTTCCAATTCCAACTCTTGAATTATCTTTAATTATCATATTCAGCTCATAAGCTGATGTTGTTCTATTATAATGTGAAAATCTTATTGATTCAGTAAAATCAGATGCTATTGTTAAAGAATGTAAATCCTCTATACTTTCACCAATGTAACTGTAACCGCCAAATTTTAAGAATTTACCCTGTGTTGGTATATATACATTTCCATCCTTATCAATTTCCATGTGTGTATCACTACCTTTCATGAATTTTAAAGCTGCATTTGCATAATTTCTTGTTATTCTAGCTTCCTCATTACCAGAAATATCATAATATATTTCAAGATTTGATGATGTTGCAAGGTTTCCAAATTTTGTTCTACTAACAGTGGTACTAACAAATTCATTTAAAATACCCATTGGATATGTACCAGTAGAATGTGTACGAAAACTACCTTTAATATGCAAAGTACTTGATGGGTCACTTACACCAGTATTAATTCCGATAGCACCTCCAAAAGGATTTAAACTAATTGTTGATGAATCTGTACCATCAATTTTTGCTCCTTGTATAAAACCAGCCGAGCTACTTGAACCATGACCACCACCAAAATACATTCCATAACTAGAACCAACCCTATATGGTGCAATACTCATTGCATTATAATCAGTTGACTCATCTAAATTTGCCGCATTACCACCAATATCCATAGCAATCCCTAATCTAGTGTAAGTACCTAAATCAGCATTGTTTCTAATTTTAACTTGGTCAGTTGAATTTATAAATATTGTGTCTGTTCCAGAGCCACCTTGTATGCCTAAAATACCACTACTGTTAGCTGAAATACGACCTTTATTATTCCAACTAACATCAGTAAAAGATAAACTGTTAAATAGTTGCATATCATAATAAACCCTTAAAGCTAATGATGGATCTGAACCAGAATTTATTAAGATTGGTGAGCCAGTTGTAGCTTTTTCAATATTATTAGTCATTAATGTAGTAATAACACCTTTGCCATTTATATTAACTTGATCTGGATATAATACTAGAGGCGTGTCAAAACCACCAGTTGCTGATCCATCAGATATTCTAAAATCTAAATGACTACCAGTTGCACCAGTTGAAAAATATGTTTTAAGCGATGTTTTTCTGCCGTTTTGTATAAATTGAACAACCTCATCATCTGGTGCAGAATTATTAATAAAAATACCATCTGTTGTAATGTTTCCATCTGCTTGTATAAAACCTGATAAATGTAAATTTTTAAATTTATAATCTGATGTTCCAATATCAACTAGATTATTTGTATCTACACCAGAGCCATTTAGAGGAACTAACCCAGCTCCACCAATACCAAATCCTTTATTGTTACCATTAGCTGCATTATCATAAATTAATGAATTTTGTATTACTAATCTACTATCAACTGTAATTCCAGTTGTTGATATATCACCACTTGTCAATGTACCAGTAAAAGTTGCTGACTGAGTTGAGCCATCTAAGGTTAATGCTAAAGTGTTACCAGTATTTATTTTTAAATCACCACTAGCAGTTGTTATTTCATTTCCGCCCTGACTTGTAATAAATCTTAAATCATAATCATCACTAGCTGGTGCTTTTAAATCTATAAAACCACCACTAGCACCACCAACCTCAATACTTGCTAAACCAGTCGAAGATGTTACATTTATACTAGGATCAAAAGTTATTGTTCTATTAACTAGATTAGGTACATCATTTGCCCTCCCAGCACCAAACACTTCTATTTGTCCATTACTTGCATGTGATTTTATTACTACTGCAATTTTTTGTATCTGATTTGATGTTGATGTTGGTTTTGTGTTTGTTAAAACTCCAGCAGTACTTCCAACATATAATTCTTGACCAGCAGTAAAACTAGATGTATTAATCCCAGTAACCGAACCAACCATAACACATTGTCCCTCTGCCTCATCTGCAATAGCTTCATTTAATATACCGATTGCTGGCATACTAGCAGTTACATCATTATCAGCACCAATGACTTCAATTACATTCCCACTAGGTGGTGTCGCTGTTGGTGAGGCATGAACAGCAGCACCTTTAACTAAAGCACTTCCACTAACATTTTTAACTGTTATTTCAATTCTTTTTGCAACCTCAGCATCACCCTCAGATGCTATAACACCATTTGTTATAGTAATACCATCCCCAGCACTAAAACTAGCTCTAGCTCTAGCAGTTGTAAAATATAAATTAACAGATCCCTCAACTAAATCATTTGTATCATGATTTGATAATGAGCTAACAGTACCAGTTACGTTACCCTCTAAATCAGCATTTAAAAGCGATCTAGTATATCCAGTTCCAGTTACATCAACAGTTGTTGTTGGCTCAACTTGTAAACCCTCATATAATCTAAATTTATCTGTACTTGCATCCCAAAATAAACCAGTATATTTTGTTGTAGCTGATTCAACATATTTGCCAAAAAATCCAATGTCTAAAGTATTTGATGTATTGTCTTTGGCTAATTTTATTAGAGGATCTTCAACTTGTAAATCAGTTACATTCAAATAAGTTAATGTGCCATTTACAGTTAAGTTTCCTGATATTATAAGATTGCCACCAATTTTAGCATTTCCGCTTGTATGAAATTGATATGACGGTGTAATGCCTATACCGAACTGTGATGTGCTTAAATATAATGGAGAATCATTACCATATCCATCAGTAATTATTTTCGCTGTCCCGGTTAAATTTTGATTGTCGCTTAACTTTAAAAGCGAATCATATGTATTCTGAACTCTTTTACCTGTTAATGTAATACCCATATATTTGTTTTTTACAAATTTAAGGTTTTTATTTATCTACGTTTACCTTGCCCGATATACTTTTTTTTATAACCGTTTTGGCCCTTAGACGCATTTTTAGAGTGTTTTCCGGGACGTTTGCGCTTGTTCTTGTAAACGTAATTGGATAAAATTTTATTTGCCATTTATTTGCTCTTAAAAAAGCTTGTTGCCTTTTCGGTTGTCCTTCCGCCAAAATATGCTAAAACAACACTCATCATCACTTTTTCAAATGTGTCATTCCAAGTGGCGCCTATATGAAACGGAATCGAATCAATGCTGTCTAAGATCCCGGCAAAACTAAAAACAACAATACACCAAACTAAAACAAGAGGGCGTACGTTTTTACTCAACCAAGAATCTGACATTGAATCAGCTTTCCATCTGTTACTAATTTCTTCAATTTCTTTATTTTGTTGCTCGTAAATCATTTGTTGAAGTTTTATTTTATCTTGATTAGATATTTTTGATTTACTAATTTCTTGTAACGCTTCTTGTGGAGAACTAACACCGCTTAATACTTTACCAAGTGTGGGATTTATCATTGAAGCGGCCCCAAATAATAACTTGCCTACTGTGGTTTCTTTAAATTTTTTTTTATCGCTCATTTTTATAAAACTTAAAATGTAAAATTATAAATAATAAATATATATTAAATTCATTGTAATCATCTTCAAAATGTTTTGGAAAATATTTAAAACCTAGTAAAAATCCATCAAAATTAAATACAATCGCAAACTCCATTACACATTAGTTATATCAATGTATTTTGTTTTTCCATTTTCTTTTATAGCTTTTAAACATCTTTTTCTGTTTGAATCGGCGTCAACATAACTCACGTGAACCCAATCAGGATTTTCGTCTGTGCCAAACTCCCAAATGAGTTGGTCATAATCCAAATTATCCTTGATGTAATAAAACATAAAAGAATTTGATACATAACCATAAACGTCGTCAATATCAATAGCACGCCCTTGACAATGTTGTGATTTAGAGCTTCCGCCAATAGCTTTATTAAGTTTTTCACATCTGTAAAATGAATTTATTTTTATAGGTCCGTTTACTGCTTTTCTTAATGGTTCAAACACTTTTTCTGCGATTAATTCCATATTTTGTAATTCATACTCACCCGGCTTATTTTCTATGCCTAAACGTAAAGCGGTGTTGCTTTTAATGCCTTCTGTGTAAGATATATGTTCGCTAATCTTATTCATTAATCAGTAGATTTTCTTCTGTAAGTAGCTCTTTGACTATTAATAACATTTTGTATTTCTGTTGGTGTAGCTTTTATTTTTAATGATATATCAGCATTCCATATATAAACGGGCCGACCGTCTTTCATTAAAATTATAGTTGGAACAGATTTAATGCTTTGTTTTATCGAAGGCGCTTGATCCTCTAAATATCCATATTGAACTTTAACATTGTGTAATTCATCTAAATAATCGTAATTATTTTTTTGATTCCACTTAGCGTTAATATGTATTATTTTTAAATCTTGTGCGTTATTTGTTACACAGACAAAAAATACAATTAGGGCAATTAATTTTTTCATTTTTTTTGTATAATCTCATATAGTTTTTCATCTATTTTATCTAGTTTATTTGAATTTTCTTCAACTTGTTTACCGGTATTTTCAATGGTTTCCCTTATTAATTGATCTTTTAAATCATACTCGGTTCTTGATATACTAGGTTCGGGCAGTTGTTTTGCTATTTCAATTTCTGCTGTTAATGCAAAATACATACTAGCAAGCGATATTGCGCCGGCTACAATAATTCCAATCGTTTTTAAATCTAGTGTTAATTCTGTGTTCTCTGAAACTTTACTCATTTTTATTAATTTGTTTGTTCAACCCTAGTCGATAATTCAATTATGCCTATAAAATATGTGTGATCTGATTTGTCAATCTGTTCGTATGTAACTCCGTCCAAAACATTGATATACACATTAAAATTATTTGAGCTCAAATTAAAATAACCACTGGCCCTTGTTCTCAACAAAGATAACACTTCTGAAACTAATGTGTTGACGTCTAGATCCCCGCCTATATCAGAGTCAAATCTCGTTACACATTCGATTCTTGTAATACATTCTAAACAATATGTTTGAGCGTTTTGATTAATTTCGTTTGTAGATCCCGAATACACCCAAACGTATGGCGTTTCAGCATTTCTAGGCACTCTGTTATAAACGTTGACTACACTCCCGCTAATATTTGGAATATTGCCGTTTAAAGCAGTATAAATTTTTTGTCTGATAAATTGTATCGCTTCTCTCATAACAGCTTTTTAAGTTGTTCTTTTATTCTGTTAGTCATTAATTTTATTTCAATTCTAGCATTTTCATAAAAAAACGGTTGTGCTTTAGTACCCGGGTGTTGAACTTCTTTACCAAAAAAAGTTTTGCTAAAACTGTTATATAACACTTTTTTATTCTTTACTTTTATTGTATGAGGTTTTGTTCCATATTCTAAATAAGGAGCATATTTTGCTTCGGCCCTTACAAACACATTTTTATCTTTTCCGTAATTAATACTTGATCTCAAAAACCCGGTTTTATAAGGCGCATCTGATTTAGCTCGTTTTGATATTTGTGATGCCGTATAACCAAATATTTGATCAGTTTCATCTTTAGTAAAGTTTTTAATTTTAGCAAATTTTGCTAACAACTTATTTATATCGCCTTTATTAACTTGTACCTCTATCATATTGGTTCGTATGTGCCTTTGAATTTTACATAATAATTCTCAACGATTTCATAATGTTCGTTCATTCTATATTTACCGGCCCCGTCAATGTTAAATACGGCCCCGGATAAACTAACTAAATCAAAATCTTTTTTTCTCACAATAACTTCTGATACTCTGTTATATTTTCTAGATCCTTCACTTTGTTCAATGTTGCCACTTATTTCAGTAGCAAACCCCCATATTGTAGCTGTAGATGTAAAAGAAGACAATGTTGTTCCACCGTAACCGTCTGCTGTTTTAGAAGGTATAAAAAACTCAATGACATTATTAAATTTTCCTGGGTTCATTATATAAACATATTTTTGTAACTGTTTAAAATATCTTTACTTGATGAAGGTATTTCTGTAATTTGTTTTCCAACTTCGTAATCATGTCTGTTATCGTACAGTGTAGTAGCAAATTGTAAAATCGCTTGTTCCAATAACTTATCAGATAAACCAGTTGTAACATAAACAACCTTAACTTCGTCAGCCGGGCCGTCAAGATCTATTGTTTCATTGTCTAAACCGGGTGTTGTGTAATCCGTATGTGCTACACCGTCTATATGTACAGATGTAATGCTTGATACAGGACCGAAAGGCAAATCAAATATTCCAGTAGTTTCCGGCAAATAATAAGTTCTATTTTTCGCAACAATATCTCTTGAAATATAATTTTCACACCAGATCCGAGCTTGTACAATAATATTAGCAATTAATGTATCGTCAGCGCTTGTTGATATTCTGGCGTAATTTTTAAATTCACTTGTGGTTACAATTTCTGAACCAGTAGTTGAATTAATCTTGATTTGTCTCATTTTTAGTTTCTTTAGCAACTTTTAATTCTTTGGTTTCTTTTTTCTTCGGTTTTAGTTCTTTTTCAATAACTGATCCCCAACCTTTTTTTAACCATTTATCAAGATTGTTTTCATTGATATTTACTATCTCGCCTTCAGAAATTTCTTTACCATCTATAATCATTGGTATTTTTAATTTTATTTTCATAGCTTAAAATTTATTGTAAAGATAAAAAAAAAGTGCCACTGTATTTTAAACAGTGACACTCAAAGGATAATTTATGAAATCAAAGCAAAGTTATTAAAATTTTCTTTATACTTACCATTAATGTTTATTTTTAAACAACTCTGCCCTAAATTCGGTATAATAAAAAAACCTTTATTTTCCTCATCATATAAAGCAAAAAAATCTACATACTTTTTTTCGTAGTTTGGTAAACCGGTTCGCCTCAATGTTATTTGCATGCTGTTGCCTCGTCTTAATCTGT